GTAAGGTGGTGATTACCCTGGGGTAAGATGGCTTTTGGGCCGCTTCTTTCTTGATGAACGTTTGCAATGTGTTTGGTGGTTTCTCGCGCGCAGAGCGATCTATGATCGCCCGCTGTGACGGCCTGTTTTGTTGTTCAAGCAACACGCTCATATCAACAGGATGCAAGGGCCCGTCACGGTATTGATCTTCTAGCGAGATCCATTCACTAATGCAAGTTAGTAAGAAGGCTGAGATGTTTTGTTCACTGTTCTTCGCTTGTGGCTCTACTATGCGCTTCTGAACAGCTATAACCTCATTCTCATAGGTTTGGGAGGGGACGAAGGCGCCATCCACAATAGGCAGCATAAATGCTTGCATACTAGGTTTGGCATCATGGTCCATGTGCTTCGAAGTAGGGGCATATTGGAAGTTCCTAACCCCATCAGATAAAGTCCTGACCATTGGAGGTTCAGGCCCCACCGTTGTTTTCCAATACTCATGCAGTATCTCCACACCAGGACGTTTGACGTCATCAAGGACTCCCTTGACGGCGTACATGGGCAATTTCTTGTCCATCCTGGCCACGGATGCAATAGCCTCATCCTCCTGCACAGTGGTCGAACAAGCTAAATAGCCTCCAACTCGTGCAGTACTTACGCTAATCCCCTTCTCTGAGTTCACGCGCAGTCGAACGAAGTCACCGCTAACCGGGTTAAGTCGTTTCAGTGGAACTTCACCTAGTCTCCATCTGGCTATCCATGCATACAGTCCCCGAAACTTACGTAACGGGGAGAGCAGGATTACCTGGTGATCAGGATCTATCATCCGGCGTTCGAGGCTGAATGTAGAATACGTGACAGGGATTCCAAAAACCCGTCTAGTGGCAGATAAACTATCTCCCTCATAATTCCACACCTCGTGATGATAAGATGCCCCCCCGGATACGTCATAACGGACTGACCCGGCACCATCAAAACAATAGGTATACTCACCAGTAGCTTTAGCAGCAGCTGATGGCTGAAACGTGTACAACATGTACGGACGAAAATGGCGGGATAAGAAGTCTGGCATGTCAACGTAGTAATCTACATCGATCATAACAACAGCATCCTCTGGCTCTTTCAGAACATTGGCGGGTTCAACACTCAAGTCTTTTACCCATCTCCAGTCCCTAGTCAACACCTGATCATGCTTAACGTCTGCGGCAGACCCCTGAAACATGACGGGTTTCAAACCCCCACTCCGAGCAACAGTATCAACGAGTCGGACAGCATTAGTGCGATTGGCAGCACTCTGGCCATGTGTGTGCCCAAACACAGGTTTGACACGCACAATTTCCGTACTCATAAACACAGCTCGTAGATCTTTCGAACGGGAAGAAAGATCTACACAATTTCCGCTCAACACCAACGACATATGATAATCATATTCCCGACCGTAGGTGGAGCTGCCTCTCAAAGCATCATATTTGTCTGATACCCAAGCTAGCAAGATAGAAC